GGCGATCCACCCAAGCAGCGTTTGCAGAGACGTAAACATTCAACTGCTTGCAGAGGAACTCATTGAGACTCGCAGGTTTCGCTGATGCCTCATCGGCCATATGCTGGATGTGGTCGGTAGACACCGAGACCCCGAGCATAGGGTTCGCCTTCGCCCAGGTCTTTTGGTCTTGCCAGTTGTCTCCAGCATCGATGGAGTACAGAAGTCCAAACCACCGACCGTTGTCTTCCGCCGCGCCTCTAAGGATCGTCTTGAAGTAGTTAAGGTCTTCATAGAACTTGGTTTCCTTAGTGAAGCTGGCAGTCGTCAGATAAATCCGAAGAGGATTCTTCCGAGCACCCATGCCCGAATGAAGAACCTCAATAGACGCTCTTTCAGTGATCTGTGCCGCTTCATCTACCATCGCGCAAGATGGGTTCTTGCCGTCGCCTGTTTTCCTATTCTCGCGGGACAGGGCTCGGTAGGTGGAAGTCGAGTCGCCCTGCTTCTTGATCTCGTTGCGGTAGACCAGATACTTCGCAGCGAGGTTGGGGTCCATAGACTCCACAATCGCCTTGGATGAATCAAAGCAGATGGATGCCTGCTCCCGGCTAGTAGCCAGCGTAAAGACTTCAGCGCCAGCATCACCAAACATCAACTCATACAGAGCAATGATCGACGCGACCGTGGTCTTACCCGACTTCCGCGGGACATACAGGATTACGTCCGTGACCCATCGCTTACTGTGGTCTGACTTGGCTCGGAATCCATAGAGCCCACAGAGGAACATGATCTGGAAAGGCTGAAGCTCAATCGGCTTCCCAGCATCCGGTCCCTTAACGTGGTTGCAGAACTTGACGAACTTGAGGATGTGCTCCGCTTTGGCAGGCACAAACTCGTAAGGCGCGTCCTTGCGTTCCGCCATGTCGAGGAACCGCTGGCAGGCGAGTTGTACGTCCTCGCAAGCCTGGATGTCGCCTCGGGTTACTCCTGCTGCGTATTGGAATGCAGGCTCAAGCAGGCTGGAATAGTTCATCGACTGAGGTAGGCTTATTAACCATCTTGGGGCGGCCGCGGGCAACTAGAGCAAGCTCACCAAGAATCTTGATGATCTTGTCCGTTGATTCGTTCCTGATCTTTGTCCAAGGGCTCGTAGCGATACCAGACGGATAAACCGAGGTCTGACCATTTTCAAGAATCTGCATATGGGCCTCCAGCAAGGCTTCCATTTGCATGATCAGCGTCCCGATCAAAAGCTCATCACTGGGAGAAATCGGACCAGTTGAGTTTTCGATCTCTGCGCGAATGGCAGTCTCAAAAGCCATTGCGTCCCAGGTGTTTGGGTCACGCAAATAACCAATGATGTGGCGTGGAGGTTTACGTTTTAATTCAGACATGGGAATTCCTTTCGTGTCTTATACACCAATCCTACACCAAACAGATAATGGAAGGGTCAACTTAGGGTGCGTGAGAAATTGACCCCGCGCCTGCTCCCGACCGATATTTATCACTTTTAGTTTCAAATCTGGTGAGCATCCCCCCGTCGTTCAACGGAATTGAACAAACCACCCCCAAAAACCTACCAATCGTTCACGGAATTTGACGAATCGACCCAAAATGCGACGCATTCGCATCCATCGGCCGCGCCTTGCCCCTTGATCGGTCGAATCAGGCTCTTAACGCCCCATCTGGCCCCCGTAATCGTCAAGGGTCCAGTCTTTGACCCCGAATTCCCGCATCACTCCCCGGCTTTCGAGTCCGGTCTTCACGCTGTGACAGTCTGGACACAGAGACTGCAGACGATTGACCCGGAATGCTTCAGGCGCGATGCGTCTCCAGGGCCAGACATGGTCCACCACACTAGCGGCGCGAATCAGGCCTTGAATCTTGCACCCCTGACATAGAGGCTGGCGCGATAGCTGCGCCGCTCGCATCGTTTGCCAGCCCCTAGACTTGTACTGGTGCAAGTCTTCGCGACTAGGGGCTTGTCTGCGAGCCGGGGCATGGTCGACACACAAAGACGATCCAGGGACACTAGACTGTGTGCAGCGTAGGAAAGCACACCTAGAACGAGGGATGGTTGGCATAGGGTAAACCCCTAGATTGCGGCTGTTCTGGATGTTCTAACATCGGGGCATCGCGCCAATCCCTGGTGCGACAACATGGAGTACTAGCATGATTGACAAGGCTTTCAACATCATCGGGCTGGCTTGCCTAGCCGTTTTTGGCGCTGGCTTGCTGGCGATGATGGCAATTCTTGGTGCGACCTATATCAGCATGTTCGTTCTGTGACCATGAAAACCCGTCCCATTGACGTCGTTTTTGCTTGCCTATTCGGTATCGCTCTTGGGTGCTTGATAGGCTTTTCCCTTTGATCGTTTCCTAACCCTTTGATGGAGTCTAAAAATGCCCGTTGCAATTTTCACAAAGTATCTTGGACCTACCGATACGCGAGGCGCAAGAATCAAGGCTAGTGTTTATCGAGAAAAAGATGTTATTTGGAGCTTGACAGTATCATATGATCATTCCGCGGAAGATGCCCACACGGTAGGCGCGCAAGCCTTTATAAACAAATACTGGCCTGGACATCGTGCTATATATGTGGGCGCATCATTAGATGGGGGCGCAGTTTTTTCTATGGATCAAATTTAATAGGTGCCAATCATGAAAAACCCTTATCGTTCAATTCTGCGTTCTCTCGGTTTGTCTTATCGTCCAATTCTTGGTGAGTCTTCCACTAAGACAATCAAGGGTGAAAAACTAAACTATGTTACGGGCATTCTGTACCTCACCCCTGACAATGAATTGTGTCCCCATGCTAGGCTCGCTGGTTGCATGGACCCTTGCCTGAAGTCTGCGGGACGGGGCAAATTCGCTCCCGTACAGAAAGCCCGTGCCGCAAAGACTGAATTCTTTCGGAAGCATCGTCAGGCTTTCATGCTGTCATTTTGTGCCGATATCTGGACACTAGTTCAGAAAGCCAGCCGGATTGGAATGTCTCCCCTTGTGCGTCCTAACGGTACGTCAGATATCCCATGGGAGAATATTGAAGCTTACGATGGAAAGACAATTTTCCAATTGTTTCCTGACGTAATGTTCTATGATTATACGAAGCATCCATCCCGCAAGCTTGCGACGAAAACAATCGGGAATTATGACCTTACGTATTCGTTTTCTGCGGTAACCCCTAAAGCTATCTCAATCAAGGGACTAACGAACCCTGACAACAAACGGGTTGCGGTAGTCTTCCACAAGCGGGAAGACATCCCTTCATCGTTTAGGGGCTGGCCAGTAGTGGACGGGGATGACACAGACGTTCGTCACATTGAACCTGAAAAGGTTGTTGTCGCACTCTACGCAAAGGGCAAAGCAAAACAAGATACGACTGGGTTTGTCCAGCGTTTGGGTACTCACTATTAAGGGGAAAACTATGCTTGAACAAAAAGCCTTCCCGACTGTGGACAAACACGCGGACTGTGTTTGTTTTAACTGCGCTGGGTTTTTGACTGTACCACAGAACTATGGGTTTCCTGTCGGGCGCGGTAGGTTCGGCGCGTATTGTTCTGACTGCAGGGTCCGGACCTATTACGACACAGAACAGCCACTTTGTGGGTTCTGTGGGTCAACTGCAGAGCCCGTAAACGAAGGGGGCTATTCGTTCTGTCCTGACTGCAAAGGGGTTTGACCTATGGTTCGCATCATTCATTCCAAAATTTTAGGCGGATGGTTCATTGTTCGGGGTTCACATCAAACCCCGATAGCTGGACGATTCGAATCACGCGCTGCAGCGCTTGCGCACCTTAAATCTAGGGGTTGACCATGCACACAATCAAGCCCGGTAGCGTAGGCGTAATGCTGGACGACACACGCAACCCGCCTCGGATGTTCGAATTGACCGATGAACCCCATAGGATGGGCATCGCCTATTTTGCGCCGCTGGACGATCCTCTAGCCCTTGTCGCGCATAGGCTGGCGGAATTCTGGCCATTGATAGACTCACTCCCCTAGTCTTTCCCTTTCAAAAACACCCGGACCCGATCCGGGTTTTTTTGCGAGTGAAAACGAAGTGAGCGCTCACATCGTATCGGTCAACCCCGCCCCTATGGCAAGCCCGCCAGCAAGCCCCGCCAATCCAGCACGCCTTGCAGTGTGTCCGATGCCCCGCCCTTGAAGCCCGCAAGCCCGCCCATTGAAGCCCGCCCGGTAACCCTTGAAGCCCCATTCAAGCCCGCCCATTCAAGCCCGCAGCAAGCCCGCAAGCCCGCCCGGTAGTCCGTTCAAGCCCCGATTCCGTCCCTTGCCCTGTATCCAATGCCATGCAAGCCCGCCACGATACGCTATCGCCAGAAAGCCTTACCAAGGCCCCTATACGCCTCTGTGAGACGCGCGCCGGCTTTTCCGCTATCGGTAGTGCTGAAAACCCTTTCGGTCAACCTAGACGATTCT